GTGCCTATTGAACAAGACGCAGTAATTCCAATGTTCAAAGTAGAAGATTCTGTCATTAACGAAATGATGAAGTACACTACATCAAAGTACTAATATGACACCATTTGAATATCTAAATGCTATCAATCAATCAAAAGAAAACTTGATGGTTGACACCGACAATGATGAATTAGCAGAAAAAGCGTACAATGCGTACATCGTTAATAAAGGACTATCTTACTTCTCAGACACCGTACTCTATGCAAACGAGATGAATGGTCGCCATTTACTCGAAAATAAACCTCAATTTTTGTATTTACTAAATACCATTAGACCACGAAAACGCTTCAGTAAGTGGTTTAAGAATGAAATAGTTGAGGACATTAATGTGATTTCAGAATATTTTGGCTATAGTTATGCTAAAGCTAAACAAGTGCAGAATCTCATAACCTCTGACCAGATTAAAATCATGCGACAAAAATTAGAAAAAGGTGGCTTGAAGTCTAAGGAGAAAAAGAATGGCGGTGAACATTGAAGACTTACTTGAAGTAAGATTAAAACAGGAAGATGATTTTTTAAAAGTAAAAGAGACACTAACCCGTATTGGCGTTGCATCTAGAAAAGATAAAACTCTATACCAATCATGTCATATTCTACACAAAAAAGGTAAATATTATATTGTACATTTCAAAGAATTATTTGCATTAGATGGCAAACCAACTGACTTTGAAGAGAACGATTTGGCAAGAAGAAACACAATTAGCAATTTATTGGCCGAATGGGGACTGATTGAAATTGTTTCTAAAAATTCATTAGAACCAATCGCACCATTATCTCAGATTAAAATCATATCATATAAAGAAAAGAATGAATGGTTATTGACGGCTAAATATAATATAGGAACAAAGAAGAGGGAAGAAAATTAAATGGAAGAATTAGTACAATCACTAAAAGTGGTTTTAGCGAATCACTATGCATTTTATTTAAAAGCACATTACTACCATTGGAACATAACTGGTCCCAACTTTCCTCAGTATCACGAATTTTTAGAAAACATCTATACTGAAGTGTATGGTGCTGTTGATAAAATTGCAGAAGAGATTCGAACCCTTGATGCATATGCACCAGGAAGTTTTAATCGCTTCATTCAGCTATCACAAATTCAAGGTGAAGAAACTGTGCCACCAGCAGAAGTGATGCTACAAAGATTATCGAATGACATTCCAGTAATGTTAGCAAGCATTGAACGTGCATATGAATTGGCAGAACAAGAGAATTGCCATAATATAAGTAACTTTATGGCAGATCGACAGGATGCATTTAATAAACATGCATGGATGGTTAAGTCAACCTTAAAGACTTGACAGGCGTTATATAATATGAGATAATGTTATCTTGAAATAAATTAGGAGATTCTATGAAATCTATGAAAGTATTGACAGCAGTAGCACTAACTACTCTCTCCCTAGTTGCCGTTGCGGCAGACAAACCAGCAGAAACAAAACCTGCGGCAAAACCTGCAACACCAGCATCAGCACCTGCCGCTAAAGCAGACTCTAAAGAGAAACCACATCCTAAAGTGATTACTCCAAAAGAGAAAGCCGAAAAAGCAGAGGCTAAAAAAGCAGAAGCTAAACCAGCTGAAGCTAAATCAGAAGCTAAGAAATAATTCTTAGTAATTTTTTTATCATTAATTGATGAGGTATTTAAAATGGCATTTGTAAATTCTAGCAAAACACAGACAGAACTCTTGGTATCGTACTTGCGTGGTACTGGTCGTGGAATCTCTGCACCCCAAGCAAGGTCTTTGTTTGGCGTTAAAAACCTTCGTGCCCGTATGAGCGACTTGCGCCAAATCGGCTACAAGGTTCGTACAGCAACGAACACAGAAGGTAACACAACTTATTTTGTTTCACGCAGAATGATTGGTCAGGCTTAATAAGTCTTATAAATAAACGTATCTCAGGGATGGGAACGTTAATGGCTCTTCTACCTTAGGAGCGTCTAACGCTGGTACAACGTTATGGTACCCCTGTATTCAGTAAGCAGGATTAATGATACGCCTTCGGGGTATCAATTTTTTTAAACTCGCTTAATAGGAGAAAAACTATGTTGCAAAACATCAATAGTGCTATCGATACTTTTCAAGGCACAAAAACGCAATTCGTCAAAACATTCGTCAAGAATGAAGAACTTGCAAAACCCCTCAATACTTTCATTGAAGCGCAAACACTTTACGCAAAAGCTGTTGCAGTAGAAGTCAATAAGTTTTTTACAACTCTTGGACTTTCTGCATACACTTTTGATGCTAAAAAAGCGTTTTCAAAAACTAAGTAAGAGGAGATACAAAATGGGACACACACCAATTCCCGCTGTCTTTGGCGGTGCAGGATTCAAAGACTTTGATAAATTCTTTGTTGGCTTCGATGAGCAATTCAATCGACTAGCAAAAATACATGATGATGTGACTAAGAATATTCCTAACTACCCACCTTACAACATTCGCAAGACTGGTGACAATACATACGTCATTGAAATTGCGGTTGCTGGTTTCGGTAAGCAAGAAATTGATATTACATTTGAAGACAACAAATTAATTGTTGCGGGTAATACAAAAGATGATGGAGACAATTTCTTGTTCAGAGGTATTGCTAATCGTGCGTTCACTCGCACATTTGCATTAGATGACCAAATCGAAATTCAAGATGCCGCTTTGATTAATGGCATGTTGAAGATTGCTTTGGAGCGAATCATTCCAGAACACAAGAAACCAAAGAAGATTGAAGTTAAAGATGCTGAATCTAAAGCTAAAAAATCTACTAAGCAATTCTTAACTGAGAATGATATGTTATGAGATCAGTTAAAAAATTCTTTATGGCATTACTTGAATCTATTCAAGAAATAAAAAAACATAAAGCAGAACGTTTTAAATAACACCAATGGGGGCGCAATGCCCCCATTTTTATTATAGGATATAAAATGGCAAACTTAAGAATTTTGAAATTGTCAACAGGTGAAGAAATTGTTGGCGATATTGTAGAAGAGAATGCGGATAAGTATCGTATGGAGAATCCATGTGTTCTTGCTATTGGTATGAATCAAGCTGGCAAAGCGGCTTTGCAAATGCAACCCCTCCTAATTTTCTCTGAACAAAAAGTGGTAGAGTTTAATCCTAACCATGTAATTTATAATGTATCAGTTGCACAAGAGATAAAAAACAAGTATAATGAGATATACGGTTCAGGAATTGTCCTACCAACATCTCAAGGCATTATTACTTAATGAAATTTTATACGCATTTTTCTAAACTCGGAAATCATATTCTTGTTCGTGGTTACAACAACGGCAAGAGATTTAGCGATAAGATCGAATACAATCCAACGTTATATCTACCATCTAAAGATGGTGAGTATCGAACATTGGATGGACAATCGCTTGCGGCAGTGTCGCAGGGAACAATGCGTGATGCTACTGAGTTTATGAAACGTTATGAAGATGTTGACAACTTTAAAGTGTATGGATCAACAAACTTTCCATACGTATACATCAATGAAGCATTTCCAGGTAAGGTAGATTATGATCCGTCACAAATTAAGATTGCGAATATCGATATTGAAGTTGGTTCTGAAAATGGCTTTCCTGAACCTGCATCTGCGTCTGAGCCAATTACTGCCATCACGTTTAAGATAGCAGGACACTTCTATGTGTTTGGTTGTGGTGACTATGATAACAATCGTGATGACGTAACATATCTCAAGTGCCGTGATGAAAATAATCTTATCATGCGTTTCCTTGACATGTGGGAAGAAACATCACCAGACATTGTGACTGGTTGGAACATTCAATTCTTTGATATTCCATATCTGAACAATCGTATCACAAAACTCATGGGCGACAATACTGCAAAGCGTCTATCACCATTTCGTAGAATCGGTGAACGTACAACTACGATCCATAACAAACAACAAGTAGCATTCGACTTGGTGGGTATTGCTATTCTTGATTACATTGAATTGTACAAGAAGTTTACTTACTCACAGCAAGAAAGTTTTAGTCTCAATCACATTTCATACTTAGAACTCGGCGAGAAAAAACTAGACTACTCTGAAGTTGAAAGTCTACATCAGTTGTATCGAACAAACTTTCAAAAGTTTATTGAGTACAACATCCATGACGTTGAACTTGTGGATCGTATCGATGCTAAGATGCAATTGATTGACATGGCACTTGCACTCGCATACGATGCTAAAGTTAATTACACCGATGTGTTCACGCAAGTACGTATGTGGGACACTTTGATTCATAATGAATTGATTGAACAGAATATTGTTGTGCCACAGAATGTTCGTACACCAAAAGACGAACAGTATGCTGGCGCTTATGTGAAAGATCCAATTGTTGGTATGCATGAATGGGTTGTGTCATTTGACTTGAACTCATTGTATCCACACTTGATTATGCAGTACAATGTTTCACCTGAAACAATTGTTGAAGGTCGCCACACAAACATCTCTATTGATAATTTGCTGAACAACGAATATCAAGCACAGGGTGAATATTGCATGGCAGCCAATGGGCATTACTTCAAGCGTGACAAGCAAGGCTTCTTGCCTGCTATGATGCAACGTATGTATGATGATCGGTCATTGTACAAAAAGAAAATGATTGAGGCTCAAAAGGCTTACGAAAAAGAAACTGATAAAGAACGTAAACGTGAAATAACAAATCAGATTTCAAAGTACAAGAACTTGCAGTTGGCAAAGAAAGTGCAATTGAACTCTGCTTATGGCGCACTTGGTAATCAATATTTTAGGTTCTTTGACATTAGACAAGCAGAGGCAATTACTCTGTCTGGCCAACTTGCTATTCGCTGGATCGAAAAGAAGCTGAATAGTTATTTAAACAAACTATTGAAAACTAAGGATATTGATTATGTTATTGCGTCAGATACAGACTCTGTATACGTCAATCTTGGTCCGCTGGTACATATGGTCTACGGACAAAAGAGTGAAACGAAAGTTGAGACAATTGTTGATTTCGTCAACAAAGCATG